GTCTAATGGTTTCAAGGTGTTCATCTAATGACGGGCCTCCGCCTACAATCATTACTTCTTGATCATTCGTTGGGTGAGGCTGTACTTGCATAAAGTCTCTTTGTACGTTGAATTCTACATTAGCCTTAATCGTTTCTTCATCTGTATTAAGTACACCTGCATCAACTACATCTTCGCCTTTAATCCATGAACTTACATAGAATAGGCAATACCCTTTTTCTTCTTTAGACCAATGAATAACACAATCACGATCAATAAATTTCTTTAGCCACCACTCATACGGGTGCACACTTAAATGAAGCTTGTGTCCTACCACTTTACCCATGATGTCGTCTTCAGTAGCAATTTGAAAGAAAACATGCTGACAAGCAGCCAAACAATTATCTAATACTCTATCAACATGATGAGGTCTTATATGCTCCATCACATCGGTACAAAAGCCATATGCTGCTTTGACAGGTAGGGGTTGAGATAAATCCGCCTCTACAAATCGCATAGCATGCTTCTGTGTTTCTAACATCGGTCGAATATCTTCGTCTAAACAATTATCTGCGAAGTCAACCATGGTGACATTTAAGCCACCGAAAAAAGCTAGGTTAAGAGCACCACGCCCTGTACCACATCCTAAGTCTATTACTGACGCCCCTTTAGGAGGTTTAGCTTGATTCAAAAATTCTTGTGCGATGAGTTCACCAGGAGCTACAACTCTATACTCTGGTATGTCCCACATCATCTTATATAAATCTTTTTCTAACGGTCTTACATTACTTACTCTTACTTGCGGTGCTTCTGAAAATACAGAAGATACTGTTGTCATTTATGTGATCCTTATAATTGCAGCGCTTGATGTAGACGCCGGGAATGTTACTGTAAACGTTTGATTGGTCGTAGTTTTGGTACTTCCAAAATTTAATACTGCTACTGCTTTGTTACCTTGAGTGCTATTATATATCAAAGCACCGTTTGCTGAAAAGGTAGCGTTAGGCCAACTTGAATTAGCGAAGTTTAACCATGCCACTGTTTCAGTATTTGTTGAAGTAGGCACTTGAGAAATAACTAGTGTGTTACCCCCTGCTGTATAGCCTGCCCCTGTTACTTCATTGTCTGTTGTATATACGGTTGTTGTTGCATTCAATGTAGCATTGGCTGTATAAAGTGCTATCTTAAATGTATCCGCTGCAGTGGTTGCACGTATAACGCCTGTACCAAAGTTATGGATGCCATCTAAGATTTCAACTTTAAAGCTTGTTGCTAGTGTTTGTGATAAAGCCACTTAATATCCTTTATTGAACGGGGTATCTTACTTGGCCTGAGCGGTATGCGTCCTGGCGGTCTTTGCCATCACCAAGTTGTTTGAGTAATAACATAGCCTCATCATATCGAGATCTGTAATTATCAAGCACGTCTTTTTCGCCCTTCATATAGGTGTAAGCTTCTAGTAATGATCCATATAAAAGCACTGAATCAAAATTATTACCTACCCATGAAGTACCTGCAGTCACAATAGACTCAGGATAATAGAAGTAATGAAGTTCTGCGGCATAGCCAGCATCGGGTGTAGGGCCTACAATAAACGTAGTGTTATCAAATACAGCATAGTATTGAGGTTGACCAAAAAAATCTGAATCCGTATCAGGAAACGATTGCCTAATAAAATTTACGTCTTTGTTTAAAAGATAGGTATACTCGTTAGCAGCATTAATAACAGCTAAGCTAAACGTAGCCAACCAATCAGCGGGCATTGCTAAATACTTATTCCCAGAACCTAGTACCCCTGTTACGTTTTTTCTTAACGCAGGAAGTTGTACAGTATTGTAGATACGTTGTTCTGCTTGGCGGATAAAGTTATTTATATCCACTGTTGTAAACGTATTTTCTGTGTAGTCCTGTATTTGAACAACAAGCTGAGAATAATTTAAAGCCATGATTACGCCATCGGGCCTCTAGCTTTTGTGCCTTTAGTAGCTGCGCCACAACCACGGATCTGTGTTTCACCGTTTTTATTAATCACATTAGAACCAGGATCGCCTGCGCTTACACGTGGTGTGCCTGTGCCTTTAACTAATTGTTGTGCTGATAACTTATTAGGATCTTGCGTTAAATAAATTTCTGCATTGGGTACAATAATAGGTTGTTTATATTCTGCCATGATAATTATCCTTTTTTCTGTGCTGCAATTTTAGCTAAACCTCTGCCCATACTTTTCATATCAGCATTAGTTTTACCACCTTTAGAACCCGCGTGTATAGGACCTTTTTTAATTCCTACTGAAGCGCCGTCATTACCTAAATTTTTGCCTTTAGTTTTACCTTGTTTAGTAATACCATCAGCACCTGATTTATAAGCCATTTTGTTTCTCCTTAAGATATTGTTACTGTTACTGAACCTAGTGCACTTGTTCCTACTAAGTCATTAGGTGTTAATGGTGCATCAAAAAAACTAGCACCGCCTACAGGATTATAACCCCACTGAAACACTCGACTACCTCCTGAGGGTACGCCTGTTTGATCGACATCATTGCCTGTGCCAGGTATTACTTGTATTCCAGTTAAACCTGATTGAAAATAACCAGGACTATCAGGTCTTGGATTACGCACTGCTTGCGGGTCATTCACAGGATAAAGACCAAGACTTAATTGTGGTTGATCTGGTTCCCAACACTCAGGACATACAAGTATATTAACATTTTTGGTCTTAATAACCAATGTTTTAAGTTGTTTTAATTTGAATCTAAACCCACATCGATCACACTGGGCTATCGAGTTCTTAGCACTTGCAAATTTACTTGGCATTAAATAATCCTACCTTTAGTCTTTCCTCTTTGAGCGATGCCATCACCCCGACTTGATGCTTTAGATACTTTAGATGTTTTAGGTTTAGACATAGATTTAGCTTTTACTTTGCCACCCTTTTTAAAATCTGCTTTTCCAAGATCAATATTTACGGGTCTTCCATCTCTACCTATAAATGCGCTGCCAATTCTACTAGGAAGTGTAGGTATACCACCTTTCCCCGGTATAACTGTGTCTGCAGCAAGAGTACCTATTTTGCCAAGTGTACTCATTTTTTCATAATCTGAAGTAGGACGTACGCCAGCTTCTTTAACTAAGTCATCTTTGAAATCATACATATCTTTAGCTATTAAACGACCATCAGGCGTTTTTTCATAATTAAATTTACCTAGTGTATTTCTCATAGCACCACTAGAACCTAAATTAAAATCATTTTCTACGCGTTTACCACGTTCACCACTACCATAATCTTGATAACCTGCAGTTTGATCATAATCTTGTTTTAAAGGTTTTCCTGCTTCGCCTATAAATCTTTTGCCTACTTGTCTTTGACGACTATTTTTAATAGCATCTCGTACTTGTTGTAATTCTTCAGGCGTAAAATCTTTTTCAGTAATAGGAGAACGTTCTCCGCCTACTGTGTCCATAAAAGTTCTTACTGACGCGGGTAAAAATTTCTTAGCCATTATCTTATATAACTCATATCTCTAGGTACAAACCTAACACTTGCTTTTTCACGATCTTCATCCGCGGCAAGTTGGAACGCCGCTTCATAATCTGCTCTTAACATCTGAATTCTATTAGGATCAACATTAGGTAACTTCATACTTAAATACGCAGCTAACCCTGCAACCATGCAAGGAATAAATCTAAACGGAATATCTTCAACTGAGAGTCCCGTACCTGCATCTTGAATACGTCTTAATCTATAATATACAAACTGATAAAAATTACTTTGGTCTGGTGCTGGCCATACGTTGACTGTAGGTAAGTTTTGCACGTAAATTCTAGAAGCGGTTAAATGCGTTGCCGCAGTTGTATAATTAACACCACGTACACAATTCACTAAGTCATTACCACTAATACCACCATACTGAATGGTTTCGTTATCAACTTTAATAAAACCAAATTGTGCTAAGCCTACAGTTGATGTTAATGTAATCGTTGTTTCTGTAGCATCTAGTGCTTCAGCTGTAAGTATTGTAGTAGGGTTCTCTTGGCCACTTTGTCTATTAATCCACACTTGGATAG